TAAATCAGGTGTTCCATTTTCTCCATTACATAAATACCAACCAGCGGGTATGTTATTAATGCTACCGCACCATTTTATTATCATATTACGAATGAAACCAACTAACTCCCAATCAGTCCAAACTCCCTCAGTAACAGTTCGCTGATATATAATATTTGCATTAGTATTCCAACCATAGGCTATCTGCTTACCCCAAGTATTGGTACTATCTGAATGTCTTATACTATGTATAAACCAGCAACCTATATTTGGTGCATCTTCTACATTATCTAGCTCTTTCATGCTTGTATAATTTGCGGTAGTATTATTAAATAGTTCTAGACATGTAGTACCTTGTATGTCCATTTTAATTTTTGTTGCACTTACTGCATTTTCTTCAAGCCCAAGTTTTTCATTTATAAGTGCTTTTAGTGCTTTACCCTGTGCTGCAGATAAAGGTTTATCTGTATCATTTGAACTTAAATTATTCTTAATATCTAATACATTTACTTTTTTAGGCAGCTCCATAAGCATTTCGTTTCGTAAAGTATTAACACTATTGTTTACATAACTAACTGTTGCATAAACCAAACTATCATCTGTATTAAATACTATATTTTCAGTATTCGTAGAAGTCGTTGAAACTTTTAAATGTATAGCTTTACTTGCACCTTCATCTTGATTTACTTTATAAGTAATAGGAACAGTTCCTATGCAAATACAATCTCCATCCACATCAAATAAAGCCACTTCTTTTATATAAAATCCACCTGTACTTGAAGGAACGATTAAATCAAAAACTGTAGTTCCATTTTTTGTATCTACATTATTTATATCAGCTCGGTACTCTTCATGTATAAGCCCTGTCATAGTTGGCAATAAATTTACTATATTTCCAGAACCAACTGCAAATTCAGTAATTTCAATATAATCATTATTTAACTCTGCATTTTGTTTTTTACTAAGACCTATATTTGTAAAGATTAATTTATATTGACTCATGCAATTAACTCCAATTCAATCATTTCAAAACTAGAAGTTGATGTTCCAATATATATATTTGCAGCATCAATGCTAGCTGTTACATTTATTGCATCTAGTACACTTCTTACATTTTTATACATTTTTGTATATCCTTCTAAAACTTGAATTTGACTTGCACTATAAGCTATACCAATAGATTCAATATTTATAATAAAATGATATGCATCACCACCATAAGACCACCATTCTTGAATACTTGCAGTTATATTTAATTGCTCAAATACTTTTTCAACTGCATATCTAGTGCCTTTTTTTCTTTTTAGCTCTTTAGAAAAAGAGATAAGATTTCTCTTTTCTTGCTCACTCAAATCTTCATTCCAAAAATCAACATTGTTTTCATATGCTAAAAAAGGTAAAAATTTTTTATCACATAATTTTGCATTTAACATGTTTTTTAAAGGCTCACTCTCAAGCTTTAACTTTTCAAAAAGTCTAAAACCTAGCTCATCAAGACAATGAAGTTCAAGGGATTCAGATGAAGGTAATAGTGATTGAAATGTCATTACATATTCCTATTTGATTTGTATTAACTTCTACATTTAAAAGAGGAGAAGTAATGACTACTTCTTTTACACCTTCAACTTTTAGAAAATCATTTATTTCAGATAGAGTTACTCTCTCACCTATTTTTCTTATTTGTTTTAATCCTTTTTCCAAAGATGATAAAGCAGCAATTTGAATAGCAGCTGACTCCTGGTCCTTATATATTTTCAATTCAGCACTAACTGAAAAGTTTACTTCTATTGCAGGTATTGCTTCAAGCTTATCAGTTAGCGGTCTCTCTTGTATATCATTGCAAGCTTCTAAAATCCTTTGATTCATCAAAGCATCTGCTAGTTCACTAAAATAGTAAATAGTCACAACAGCAGAGTCATTGCCTATAACCTTCACATCTTCAATTCTTCGGTCACTTTTTAAAACCAAAGATTTATAAGTCTCGTCAGCTCCAGCTGTACTTTTATCTGCAAAAGAGATTAAATATCTTTCAAGTAGATTTTCATCATCTTCAACGGCTGCACCATTTGCAAAAACTTCTAAAGATTTTGCAGTTACTACATAAGGTAAAGATGTTGTTATATTTTCTGTTTTAACTGCACTTTCATTTGTTTTTTCTTGAAGTTCAATTACTCCAATGGCTGTTTTTGTTCCTGCTTTAATAGTTATACTATTTAGCAAAATCCCCTCATGCTGATTTGTTTCATCTTTTAATACTAAACCTGCTTGAATAATATAATCTGTAGGAAGTGCTGTTGTGATACTGAATTCATAATTTGCATAAGGATTAGAGCCTTGTAGTCTTTCTATTCCATTGTCAGCAACTTTATGATCAAGATTAGAGCCACTGCAAAAAGCTAAAAGTAATTGCTTAACTATCTCGTTTATTTCATTTCTAAAATAAAGCTCTCGGTATGAAAAAGCTTGTGTAAGTAAAGAGTATTGGTCTGAATCTAAAGGTTGCCAATCTATACCTTTTGAAGCAAAAATATTTTTTAAAATATCTATATTTGAAGCTAAAATTTCTTCATAAGTTTTGGTATTCAAAACAGTTGGAGCTAATAATGATTTGATGTTTATCATTTTAATTTCACCTCTACTTCTCCTATATTTAAAGATATTATTAAACTCAAAGTTCCTTTTGTAGGTTCTATTAAAAAATTAACTCTACTCACTGTTACTCGGGGTTCATTTACACTTATTGCTTCAAAAGTATATTTTGTAGCTTTTACACGAAACTCTTCGTCATATTCCCTATCCATTAAAGTATAAAGCAAACTTCCAAACTCAGGTCGCATAACTCGGCTACCTAAGGGAGTTTTTAAAATTCGATTTATACTTTCAGAAATATCAACTAAATACATCTAATTTCTTGCATACCCATTATTTGTATGATTTGTTAAATCACCTCTACTATCAGTTATAGTTCCATCTGAAGCAATATTTTTTGCAGAGATATTACAATCAAAAGTAGCACCACCTGAGCTACTACCTCCTGAGATGGCTATTCCATTTTGACCTGTAATTTTATTTTTAACAACCAGTTTTCCATCAATAGTTACATCACCCTTATGAGTAGAAGTGCTTTCTATATAAACTGTTTCAGCTTTTACTTTTGCATCTTTACAAACGATATTTATAAGCCCAACCGCATTAATATCTAAAGTTTTTGATTCACTATCATAAAAAATAGTAGTTCCATCTTCATAGGTAACAACCTCTCGTTTATCGCCCAATCCATCAGGTTCTTTGTTGCTTATATTGTAAATAGAACCTAAAATTACTCCAACATTCCCAACACCACCTGGGCTTAAAACTACAACCTGCTCACCAACTCTAATTGGACTTGCTTTTTTAGTAAAAGCGTTATTTTTAGAAAGAACTGGGAAAAAGTCAGTAGTTCTATCGTCATCCACTTTTACTTTTGCTAGCATCTTTCCAGCTTCGATTTTTGTTTCTGTTATAGTTCCAAACTGGATAAGGTTTTGGATTAGTCTTTCTAAATCAGGCATTTATCTTTTCCAAACCGATGTGCCAGTTCTTTTTTCGTATGTTCTTAATACAAAATATCCACCAACCGATGTACTACATAAAAGTGTAAACAATGAAACCCAAACTTCTTTAATTGTAAAGCTTCCAACATTTCCATCTAAAATTGCTAAAATAGTTACAATTAAAACTAAATAAGCAGTTAATGCAGGTCTTAACAACTTAGCAAATCTACTATCACTCTTGTTATCACTTTCCCATCTTTTAGTTCTATTATCTTCTTGATTTTGCTCATTTTCATAATCAAGTTTTTTACTCTCAAGCTTTAACTCTTCAATTTTTATAGCAAACTCATTATCAATTTTTTTAAGAGTGATCACTAACTCAGGATTTTCACCAAGATGTTTAACTAAATCATCTTTTGTTTTTAAATCAACTCCAATTAAATCAGATGCACCTGTAAGTACATTTTTTGTTAAGTCTTTTACAGCTTCTGTTTTATCATCACTTGTAAAAAGTTTATAAATACTCGGTGCTGCATTTAAAAGTAAATTTAATCCTAATTCCAACATCAATTCTCCTTTTTATTTACCGCTTTTAAAATAAGTTCAAACTTATCATCTATGTTTTTCATAATCAATCTATGTTCTTTTCGAGAGATATATTTTTCTTCAGCATCATCTTTTCGTAGCAACTCATTGATGTGTAGATTAAATTTCTTCATTTCATCATCGATTTCTTTTAGCTCTTTAGATACTAGATCTTTAAACTCTTTAAACTTATCTACTGTCGTTTCATTTTGGTCTTGATTTTTTTCTGACTTATATTTCAAAGCATAAAAAGCTCCTACAATAGTAGTTATTGTTGTGCATACTAAAATAAAATCTTTAAGCTCTAAAACTAAATCCATACTTAACCTTTAAAATTTAACCGCAGTTTACAAGAGCCTTACTCTTACTATAAAGTAAAGTATTTTTCTAAAGCATTTTTCTAAAAAATACGACTATATAGTGCTTATAGTTATTTATTACAATTGGGTCTCTTAAATATTTCGAAAGGAAACTATGTGCAAGAATATGAAGTTGAGTTAAAAAAAGTACTTTCAACTATTGCTATCTGTGAGACTTACTTTGGTGAGTTTAGCTCTTTAAGTGATATGAAAATAGACACAAAAAAAATGCCTATTATATATGTAGATTTTTTAGGTGAAGATCCTAGTAACACTTTTGAAGTAACTTTAGAATTCGCTTTATATATTGCACACGCTGCATTTTCAAAAAATGAAAATACCAGGGATTTAAAGAGATATGAAATATATGATTTATTAGAAGACGTAAATAATGCTCTTTATTCAAAAGCTATTTTGAATTCAAATCCAATAAAAGTAAAAAGCTCAAGCAAAATACTTGATGCAAAAAGTTCAAATGCATATATAACAATCTTTAAAAAAAATATCGAGTTTTCAATCAATACAAATCAAATACAAGGAAGTTTAATTGAATAAAGCATTTATTACCTGCAGTATCTTGTTTGCTCTAAATTTAGAAGCAAATAACGAATTTAAATTAGCCATTGTTGGAAAATGGCAAGGTCATATAAATGGACCTTTTGAAATAACTCTTGATGATCTTAATCAGATGAAAAAAAACTTTGATGATGCCAAAGTTGATGGAGTAATAGATTTAGATCATGCAACAGTTTTTAATGGAACAGGAGAAGCTTATGGGTGGATAAAAGAGTTAGAAGTAAGAGGAAATGAGTTATGGGCTAGTAAAGTTGAATGGCTAGACCATGGTAAAGAGTTAATCAAAGCTAAAAAATACAAATACATCAGCCCAGTTTTATTGCCAAATACAATAAATCAAGTAGATGGAGCAAATATAGGTTGGACAATTCATAGCACGGCTCTAACAAACAGACCTTTTTTGGAAGAACTGGGAGAAATAGTAGTAAATAATAATCAAATTCAAGATAAGGGAGAAAGTGGTATGACGCCAGAAGAAAAAGAAAAGATGGAAAAACTTGAAAAACAAGTTGAAACATTAACAACAGAAAAAGAAACAGCAGAAGCTGAAAAAATTACAGTTCAAGTTGATGCAGCAATTGCAGCAAATAAAGTTGCACCTGAACAAAAAAATTCACTGATAACTTTAGGAAAAGTAAATCCAGAAGCTTTAACTGAGTTATTAGCAAAAGCAAAAGCTTTTGTTCAAGCACCAGGGAATGATATGTTTGAAAATAATAACCAACAACATCAAAAAGAAAAATATGATGTACTTAAATTAGGAGGGATTAATTAATGGAATATATAGGTCAGAGTGTTAAAAATGTAACACTAAAAACACAGAGTGATGTAGTAATAAAAAAAATTCTATCTGTAAACGGAACAGTTACTCTTCCAAATGGAACAGAGGCTTTAGAACCGGGACAAGTTTTAGTAACTGTTGATGGTGGTCTAAATTTTGTAGCTGCAGATGCAGATGATGAGCCAAACGGAATTTTATGTGAAGCATTAACTGCAACAGGTGAAGCAGAGGTTTTAGTAATTGGAATCGTTAAAGCAAAATATCTAGTTGGACTTGAAGCTGCTCACAAACTACATCTATTTAACAATAGAATTATTTTAAAATAAGGAGAAAGAAATGACATTTAAAGCAATTATGGCGTTATGGACAATCATTAAAACAATGACTGCAATTAACCAAATCAAAACAGCAGGTACTTATGTTTTTGATAAATATTTCAAGGCAAATGCTGAACCTGTATTGGGAAATACTGCAACACTAAAAATCTTTAAAAATGCAGGAATTGTATTAAAAACAATTCTTCCAGGAGCAGACAGATTAGTAAGAGATTTAGATAATGTCTAT